TTTGCGTTGTGTTTGCATTTAGTGCTCTAAACCCAATTCCAAAATTTGACTGACCAGTTGTGTTATTTTCAAGTGCAAAAGATCCAATAGCAAAATTATAATTACCTGTTGTGTTGTCTAGAAGTGCCTGCTGACCTATTGCAACATTTTCAGCACCTGTTGTGGTTGTATAAAGTGCAAAGGATCCAATAGCAGTATTAGTTCCAGTTGTACTATTCTGCAAAGCATTTGCACCAATTGCAGTACTTCCACTGCCTGTATTGTATTGCAATGCTGTTGCACCAATTGCAGTATTGTTAGCACCTATTGTATTTTGCTCAAGGGCTTGACCACCAATGGCAGTATTTTGATTTCCTGTTGTATTTTTATTTAAAGCATTGTTTCCAATTGCAAGAGTTCTAATTGCTGTAGTGTTATCTCTTGCAGCACCCTGGCCTATTCCAATGATTCCATTTTCAAGGTTAGAATTAAGTGCTTCATAACCAATAGCAATATTTGCTCCACCAGTCACATTGTCTTCTAATGCATTATTTCCAATAGCCACATTGTTAGAACCAGTAGTGGTATTGTTCATTGCATAACCACCAATTGCAGTATTACCAGTTGCTGTGGTGTTGCTTGAAAGAGCATTTTGACCAATAGCCGTACTATAGCCACCTGTTGTATTATTTACAAGTGCATTGTTACCAATAGCCACATTTTGAGTACCTGTAGTGTTATCTTCTAATGCAGCATTTCCAATAGCAAGGTTATTGTTTGCAGTAGTGTTACTCAGAAGAGCACTTCTACCCATTGCAAAATTGCTTGATCCCGTTGTATTTGCCTGAAGAGCGTTAGCACCAACTGCAACATTCTGAATACCAGTTGTATTAAGTTTAAGTGCTGAATCTCCAATGGCAACATTTGCTTCACCAGTACTATTTGCGTTAAGTGTTAAATATCCAACAGCAGTGTTTGAATTAGCAGTTGTATTATTTGCAAGTGATTGGTATCCTATACCAACATTTCCATTACCTGTTGTATTATTTTCAAGAACACCAGTTCCAATTGCAAGAATATTTCCTGTAGTATTTAGTCTTCCTGCCCTATATCCAATACCAACAACATCGTCTGCTTCATTACTATTAAGTGCTTGACTACCTAGAGCAACAACTCTATCATTTGCTGTTCCTCCTGATGGGTAACCAGACATTGCTGAACTACCAATAAGAACATTGTCATTACCAGTTAAATTAGAACTTCCCGCAAATGTACCAATAAATAGGTTTTGATCACCTGTAGTATTATCTCTACCTGCTTCTTGTCCTAATGCAGCATTGTTGCTACCAGTTGTTGTATATCTTAATGCTCTTCCGCCAATTGCAGTGTTTTGTTGACCTGTTGTATCGTTAGCAAAAGTTTCTGTATTTCCAATAGCAATATTTGATAAACCAGAACCATTTCCAGCATCAATAAATATATTAGTATCAATAGCAATTCCACTTGCAAATACTGGATCTCCAGTACTCATTACAAATGTATCGCCTGTACCTGTTTGTGAATCAATACTTGATGTACCCGCAGTTGAACGGATTGGTCCTGCTGTTAAGTCTCCACCTCCAGGTCCCGTCGCTCCTGTGACACCTGTAACACCAGTTACACCTGTTGGACCTGTAGCACCCGTAACTCCTGCATCTCCTGTAACACCCGTTGGTCCTGTAGGACCAGTGTCTCCAGTAACACCTGTTGGACCTGTGGGTCCAGTATCTCCTGTAACACCTGTAGGTCCTGTAGGACCAGTATCACCTGTGACACCAGTTGCACCTGTATCTCCAGTGACTCCAGTAGGCCCTGTAGGGCCTGTGTCACCAGTAACTCCAGTTGATCCTGTAGCACCAGTATCTCCAGTCACACCTGTAGGGCCTGTTGGCCCAGTTGCTCCTGTAACACCTTTTTCAGCAAAAAGTTCCCATTCAGTAGGATCGTTTGCAGGATCAGTGTAAACATTTGTTGTAGTTACAGTACTAACATAAGTATTTCCATCAACTGTACTTACAGCAACAGTATCTTTTACATAACTTGATGATACCCATAATCCAATAAAGTTTAATGTTGTGCCTGTGGCACCTGTGGCACCAGTAGGACCTGTATCACCAGTTACACCAGTAGGACCAGTATCACCAGTCATTCCAGTAACACCAGTAGGTCCTGTATCGCCAGTGACTCCTGTTGGACCTGTTGGTCCAGTGTCACCTGTAACACCTGTGGGTCCTGTAGGACCAGTATCTCCAGTAACTCCAGTAGGACCTGTATCGCCAGTTACGCCAGTAGGACCTGTAGGTCCTGTCTCGCCTGTAACTCCAGTAGGTCCAGTATCACCTGTAACTCCTGTAGGCCCAGTATCTCCTGTGACTCCTGTTGGTCCTGTAGGACCAGTATCTCCAGTAACTCCTGTAACGCCTGTTGGACCTGTATCTCCTGTAACACCAGTAGGCCCTGTTGGGCCTGTATCACCAGTTACACCAGTTGGTCCAGTATCGCCTGTAACACCTGTTGGACCTGTAGGTCCTGTGTCACCAGTAACGCCTGTGGGACCTGTGGGTCCAGTATCACCTGTGACACCTGTAGGGCCAGTAGGCCCAGTGTCTCCAGTTACTCCTGTAGGACCAGTACTTCCTGTTGCACCAATGGGACCTGTGGCACCTGTTGGTCCAACGACTCCTGCTGCAGTTACTACAAAGATTAAGTTGTGATTGTTAGAAAAGTTAGTTGTTCCAGTTCCTGCTGATGTTATAAATGTTGTTGGAATTTCCCAATATCCTGTTTGAGGAACTGGTGTTGAAGAAATAGTCCACTTCTGATAATTGCCTGAAACATTCTTGTCTTGTAAAACTATAATGTCGTCTGTCTTTAGCAATGCCAAGAAGATATCAATATCAACGCCATCTTGATTTATGTGGCTCACATTTATTTGTGTTGCAGAAACTTGTGTTGCATTGTTCCAAATGAGATGTCCATTACCAGGATCTCCTGTTGTAATTGTAGTCTTTGCTTGGTAATCATAATAGTTTACGGCTCCACCATCAGCACCAGTTGCTCCTGTAGGGCCAGTCTGTCCTGTTGGACCAATATCTCCTGTGGAACCAGTTGGTCCTGTATCTCCAGTTACGCCTGTTGGTCCTGTAGGACCAGTATCGCCTGTAACTCCTGTAGGACCTGTTGGTCCAGTAGATCCTGTATCTCCAGTGACACCTGTAGGTCCTGTAGGACCTGTGTCTCCTGTAACTCCTGTACTTCCAGTAGGGCCTGTATCTCCTGTAACTCCAGTTGATCCAGTTGGACCTATGTCGCCAGTTACTCCAGTTGGTCCTGTAGGACCAGTATCGCCTGTTACTCCTGTTGAGCCAGTGGCTCCTGTAGAACCTGTTGCTCCTGTGCTACCAGATGGGCCTGAAGGTCCTGTGGATCCTGATGCACCTGATGGTCCAGTACTTCCAGTTGCTCCTGTTACACCTGCAGGGCCTGAAGGTCCTGTTGAGCCAGTGGCTCCTGTTGGACCAACTGCTCCTTGTTGACCAGGTGAAGTAACTGTAACAATATTGTTGACTTCATCAACTGTAACTACATTGCTTACGGCAGTAACATTAACATTAGGCATTGAGTGTCACCTGATCTCTTACTGTTACGCTTCCTTGCATTAGTCTGGTGACAACGCCACCACTTGATATCTCTAAATCATAAACATAAAATCCACCATCAATATCACCAGTCTGTGCTGTTGTGGCAGTTAAATTAAGTGTACCTGTCAAAGGTGTAATCACAATACCTGAACTTGGAGAAGAAAGAGTCAAGACAGCATTATCAGCACCAAATTTAGGACGAACCTGCATACGAGCAGTGTATCCAGTTAGGTCAAATGGAGTGCCGTTATTGTTATCATAGACAACTGTTAATGTCCATTGTGCACCCTGATCCATTGTGATATTGTATATACCTGCGATTGCCATGTTATTCCTTTTCCGTTACCCAGATTAAAAAGCCACCTAAAGCAATAAAACTAATTGGTGGAAATATTAAGAATAGTCCGTATGATGCAAGACTTACTCCAATAACTTCTGTTGTTAATGACCAATCAATTTCTGGTTTCTTTGCTTTCATGTTTCTCCTTATAGTGAATAGAATCTAGCGACAGGCTTTACTGGTACTGGCACTGTTGCACGATCATAAGAAAAGATTGCTGCTACGCAAGCGTCAATCTTCTTTTTGCTGTTTGCTTTTTGAATCATAAGTCCTCTTGACGATGTTTTAGTCATAGAGTTTGCTACATGTCTATTTAATGCTTCGTTGCCTGAGTGTGTAAATGAGTTATTCATTACTGCCTCATAAAACTTAGCAGTTGCTGGAACCATTCGTTCTGCAGAGTTTGGATACGATACCACTGGCATTCCTTCTTCATCAAACAACATAAATGTTCTTGAGTATCTTGCAGGATCAAACACAACTTCACGGATACTATAGTCTGGATTTCTATAAGCATCAATGATTGTTTGTTCTACTTCAGCAACAGGAATGAACCAGGTCTGATCTGCATCATCTGGTCTTTCCCAAATTGCAAGTATATCTAAGTGAGGCTTTTCTCCACCTAAATACCAGGCAACTATTGCTGTTGAGTCTCCGTTAAAAGATCCATCAAAGCCAAGTATAACATCTTCTTGTGGAATCTGTTCTCTGTTTTTAAGAGTTAGTGCATCCCAAGAATCAGTAGGTATCCAAGTCTGGGCTGAGTCAGTCCAAAGGTTTAATCTCTTGGTTTTAAATTCAGCCTCTGGAGTCAAAAGTGAAGCAGACTTCATATCTTCTGCAGATAATATATCTCCATATGATGGATTCGCAATCTTCCAGTTATCTTCGTCTTTGTAATTAAGTTTTTCATCACCCTGATACCAGGCGAAAAAGAAGGAAGGATCTTCAACCTCACCCTTTGCAAGTTGTACGCCTCTATTATACATTTGGAAACAGAGGGATTCTTTACCTGATGAGTCATATTTCGTTCCAGCAGTGGTGATTGCTACAAGCATTGGCTCTAAACGAGCACCCATAGAAAGCGACATAGTGTCATAAAGTTCTCTATTTGGCTGACTATGCAACTCGTCAAATGCCACAAATGTAGAGTTTAAACCTTCTTTCGTGAACGCTTCTGACGATAGGGCTCTATATATTGTGCCTGTACCTGGATTATAAATTACATCTCTGAAGGTCTGTAGTACTGCTGAGAGTTCTGGTTCTAACTCAATCATTCGCTTTACCGTTTTAAAAATAATCTTAGCCTGGTCTTTATCTGCAGCACATGAATAAATCTGTCCACCGTTTACGCCAAGCAATAACTGCTCTAGGACCAGAGTCGCTAGTAGTGCAGACTTACCTGCTTTACGAGGAATCCCAATCAAAGCACGACGATGTTTTAGAAGGCCATCTTCATTCTCTGCATATAAATTTATTAGCAGTTCTTTCTGCCAGGGACGAAGGACTAATTTATCTCCTACATTACCTGCAATTGAATCTTCTGTAATACGGCATAATGTCTCAGCAAAATCTATAACATCATATCCACGACTATTTTTTAATTGAAGTGCGGAAATTGGAGAGAGGTATGCTGGAGGCCATGATTTAATTGTCTCCATGCTTATCCCTTATATGCTAACGAGAGCCTATCCTTTTCAAAATCAATATCTATAATCTCTACTTGAATGCTGCTACTAATTGCAAATTGATCAGGAGTAAGTTTGCCCATTTTAGATCCATGGACTAAACCAGATACTAAACCAAGAGAAACAAATACTCCAAAGTTAGTAATACCTGAAACCTTGCCAGTATGTACTTGACCTACTGCCAATTTACTAAATTGAATCTTTTTATCTTCTTTCTGATCAAACTCAACAAGTGCTTTTCGTGAGATGACGATATTTCCCTTTGCTCTATCAAATTGAATGATCTTGGCATCTACTCTTTGGCCAACATAATTAGCCAAGTCCTCTGATTTATCAACATGGAATTGTGATGCTGGCAAAAATGCTCTTAGGCCAATATCTACTATCATGCCACCTTTGACAATTCTAGTGATTTCTCCAGAGACAATCTTCTCATCTGAATTCCATATCGCCTCAATAGAGTTCCATAGAATTTCAACCTCTGCCTCTTTCATAGAAAGGACATATCCTTCGTCATCTAGGCCTATTACAGTAGCCTGTAGAACTTGGCCTATTGAGACGATATCTTCAATATCAAATAGCCTCTTGGCAGATACTTCCTTCTTTGGGATATGGCCTTCTGTCTTACAGCCAATATCTAGGAGTATGCCTTCACGATCAATTTGAACAACTGTTCCATTGACAATATCACCAACAAAGAACTCCTTCATTGATTCGTCTATTGCTCTTAGGAAGTCTTCTGGTGTTCCTATGTCGTTAAGTGTTACTTGGTTCATATTGTGCCCCTTGGTTTATGTCGTCTTCTTCAAAAATTACTTTTGCACGATTCTGTCTTTTTTCTAACAATTTATCTATGGATGTTGCAACTCGTACTTCTGCAACTCCTAAACGAGATCTTGAAACTGGATCAAAGCCCAGTGAGGTCAATGCATCTGTGTATGCTCTGTTAATTGCTACATAAGCCTTAGCATCAGCAGGCTCTGTTGAGACCATATATCTTTCTCTAGCAGCCTCATTAGCATCAGCCAAATGAGATGCATTTTTAATTGCCTCAATATCACTGACTGGACTAAGCCAAGTTACAGCGATTCCCCAAGCACGATTCCATAAATCTAATCCAGATTGATTGAGATTTTCTGGTGGTGTTGGTATTTCTTTAGCCATTGGCAAGTGAGAAATTGTATTTAAATCAGGCAAAGGTCTTCCACCTGGGTTTCCCATGAGTCTTTTGATCTCATTAGGCTTAGGTGGCCTTCCTGCGATTGGTTGAGCCATTTTTTGGTTTTTTCCTTTTCTACTAATTCCTTTTTGCAACATCGTTGACAAAACTGTTCCAAATGTCCAAATTTGATAATATCGCTATATTATACAGAACAGGGCAGCCAGGGTAAGGAAGAATCATTTGAGCACAGAATGTACCCTATACGGAGTGTTGCCAGGAGGGTGGCATGGGTGGTTTCCCCTATGCTAAATTAATTAACCTTTAGAACTGTTACATTTTCTACAGAGAACACTTATATTATCAAGTGTATTTAATCCACCTTGTGAAATTGAAAGGATATGATCTGCCGTTAGGTCCCTAGTACTTAAACATCTGGAACACCAAGGCTGGAGGGTCCTAGCAAGTTTTGACATTTTCTGCCATTCGTAATCATATTGATTATGTCTGCGTCTAGGGTTTCTTGCCTGCTGTAGTCTGGCACATGCCTTGCATCTGGAATCTCTGACCAGTATGCCACAGCCTGAACATGGACGATTAAATTTAATTTTATTAAACCTTATATCTAATTAATCTAATTCTTCTGCAATGCTTGAGCATTCATCACAGTCTATATCATTATCATAATTCTCATACTTGACCACACTACCTAGGTGGGTGTCAAACAAAGTTAATACAGTTGCTGCTCCTCTATTCATTAGGGAATCTATAGCATCAAATGATAATCTCTCATCTGTATCTATCTGTACATTAACTGGACCTATACTCATATACATACTGAACATATTGTATTCCTTATAGTAGTAATCATTACCTTCTAGATCCCGTCCAACTTTTGGGGTCAGCAAATACTGTTGCCTCCATTATACAGTATATTGTATGATTAGTCAATTAAACTTCTCGCTTTGGCTATGGCAGAGATATCATATAAACCATTCTTCATTGGTATCTCATGCTGTCTAACTATCTTATTAAGATCTATCTTAGATATATTCATCCACATACATATAGCCTCTACATCTAGCCAAAAGGTTCTATTAGGATTATTCATAGCCAAGGCTAATAGTCTATACAATGTCCATGATGTACGACATTTATGACATCTAACACCAGCCAAGAGATTCTCTATATCAATAACTATATGTGCTCTACACTCATCTGTAGGACATGGTATTCTTCTAGGCTTCTCTATAAACTTCTTATTGGTAGCCATACCTTTACTATGGAGTTCCTTTATCTGTCCCGCAAAATCCTCCAACCAATCCTGTTGGACTGTCCATTCAAGATGGGCTAAGTGGAATGAGACTGTTGCAGCAACCTCTAGATCCACTGTGGCTTGTCTTGTCAGTAAGGCTGGAGGAGTCAGGGTTCTACCTCTACGGATAAGGGCTTCATACTTATGTAAGACCCCAAGCAATTCCTTACCCATAGAATAATCTAACGCAT